CAGCTGGCAAAGGATCCAAACTTATCAAATTGTTTACTGGAGCATAAATCCTAAAATCAGATGCCATTGCACAATACACGTTCAGATATATCGGCGTATCAATCGTTTCTTGTGGCTGTGAATATGCCAGTAATTGACATACCAAACGCATGGAACCTGTTGGTGAATTTGCAACAACTGATGAATTCCAATATGGTAACATAAACTCCACTTCGGTATCACCTTGAATATCTACTACACGATGATAACATTGTTGCCAACTTGCAGCCCCTAGGTGATTAAAGAAAAACACAACACGAACAGCATGCATATTAGAAGCTGTTATGTAAACTTTGATTTTTGAAGATCCACTATACCAGTTGGTATGCGTCGCTAACCAATTGGCATATGAGAAACCTAATATTTTCAAATCAGTGTTATACAATGTAACAGCTGTATTTAACGCCGTAGTGTTTCCAAAAGTGGAAGTGCCCGCAAATGTAGGTGTCCCTGCAATAAATGCAATATCCATTTCATCTGTACTAATACCACCAACAATTGGTTGTGTACTAATACCATTTTCTGGATCGACTCCTAATTTAACAGAAGTGTCTACACCTCTAGCATTTCCAATATCGCTATAAGGATTTATCTTACCAACTTGTGTCCTAGCTAATGTGGTTGGTTTATCTAAACCAATGGTTCGCATCAATCTACTTATTGGTCGTGCAAGAGTGTTGTACAAACTAGCATACGGAGCAATCAATGGCAAATTTGCCAAATCACCCGCTATATCAGTTGTGTCTTCCAACACACCGCTAATTATACCTTCAGTAGATTTTTGGACAGCTTCCATGTTAGCATGAGCACGTTGCTTGAAATTAGAAACTCTATCTACTTGACTATGTATGACGCGCTTCTTTCCAGACTGCACAGCAAATGGCAAAAACAAATTGGCATCCACAAACTGAGCTGTGACAAATATGTCACTATTAGTAACGACGCCCATAATGTTTGTCAATGGATTCAACACATAAAAATACAATCTACCCATAGATGATGGCGTATAACTCGTTAAATCTAAACACCTATGGATAAATGAATGGAATGTCAAAAACAGAAACTTCACTTGCAGTTGCGGAAACTAAAATGTGTGGAAAACCTGATCTCAGACTAACTGTGGCCAATCTATAACTTAAATACGGATCGGCAGTTGGATTTGGCACATAAACTACCATCAGTTTGCCATAATTAAATGACGTACTTGATAAACGAACTGTCACACGCAAACCTGCTCTAAAGTTTCGAAAACTTTTGATCTTGTCTGCTATAAAAGTTTGATTAAACAAAGCTGACGGAAAGTCAATGGATCCTAACAATGTATTGGTTCCTTGACTTGAAGCCCAATTGTATGTTGCTACAGCGTATTCTCTATTGAGAACATCATTCAAAGTAAACACTTCCATATTTGTAACCACATATGGTGATTGCAATGTATTAGTGTCAACAGCACTCGAAACTATTGGAGCGGCATCTTGGTATGAACCTAACTGCACTTCTTGTGTATCTTCTACATCGTTGGCAGCACGGTTTGTAAACTCCTCATTACGAGAAGTTGTGGTCATAGTCTGACCGGACTCAGGAATAAAATCACTAAATGAATCCATACCCTGGATTAGGGCGGTGCTTTGTTTTCTACCACATATTTGATGTTCACCGAAAACACCATA